GCCGGTCATCATGGCTCGGGAAGACACTGATCCCAAGGACTTGGAGGAATGGCACGCGGAATTACTAGAGGCCTTTCACACCCAACCCGCTTAGGGCGTGGGCGGTTCCTGGGGATCCTCGGGGTCTCGCCGCCGCCGCCCATCCAGCTGAGCCAGCAAGGTTCCGCCCGTCGTGGCTGCTGCCAGGGCCCCGGTGCCTGCAGCCTTCCAGATCTCAACGCACTCCCCGCCCTGCGACTGGCAGTAGATCGCCCCGCCAAACCCCCCGGCAGCAGCAAGGCCGAGGCACAGGGCCACGGTGTTGATGATCACCTCCCGGCAGTTCACTGGGCCTCCAGTCGCGTCACCCGTCGATCAATGCCGTTGAGCGCACCCTCCACTTTCTCAAGCCGCAGTTCCGCAGCAACCTGGCGGCCGAGGATGGCTTTCTGGTTCTCCAATACCAGATCAAGCTGACGCGGCACGGTGATGCCGATGTAGCCAATGCCAGCCACGGCCAGCAGGATTAGGCCCGCTGCCACCTGTTGCTCAACCTCGCGCCAGAAAGGTGCCTTGCCGGGGGTGCCTGGGGGCTGGTTGCCGCTGTCCATGGGGTATTAAGCTCTGCTTCAGTTTTCCCGATCCCGCAGCGCTACCACTAAATCAGATTGGCGGCTGATCCGGTGGACCACAGGGAGCGGGGCTAACTTATTGAATGTCTTCTGTAATCTGGATCGGTATAAACCCATCATTCGGAAACGTACCAATATCGCCATTGGGATAGGTGACGCGAAACTCTGCCTCATACGAGCCAGCGTTAATGGTGTTGGATGGCTGCCACTTGTATTCCACTGTTGGTGTACCGATTGCCGTCACCACTGCAGCCGCTGCGTCAATCACGGCACCCCCGCCCCGTGGTCGCCGCGCCCGCATTTGAAACTTCACGGTTGCGCCAGTCAGTACCACCGTTGCCGGAAGCAGCGCAAACTGGATCGAGGGAGACGTATCACCCCGCTTGATGAAGAATGTTTCGATCTTCATTGCGACCTCACGATTGCGCCGTTTGTTTTTGTGGCTGAAAGGGTGCCGGACGTTTTTCTTGCGACGATTTTACCACCACGAACCGTGCCCGTCAAAAGATAACTTGATGATTTTTCCCTTGGTAGAAGTGTCCCGCGTCTGACACCGCTCAGGGTTGCCCCGCCTACACCGTTGCTCAACAATGAGCCACTTTGCACGTAGCCGGACAGCAAGCGTCCAGAGAAAGCTGCATTTGACAACAGAACGCCAGTGTACTGGCCAGTCAGCAGTACGCCGCTGTTTGGCGGATCGCCCGGTCGCGTCCCCGTCGCGTCGGTGACGGCCTCTTGCCAGAAGCCGGCAACCCAGAACCCCGGCTGCCAAAAATCGCGAGACCAGAAACTCATGGAACGGGCCTCATGCTGTCACCGGCAACACCTGTCCCGGTGATCTCAACGCCGTTGACCCGTTGAACATCCGCGTGGATTGGCGTGGCCTGTGCTGCCGCCAACACTGCTGCCGCATTCTCTGCCGCAGTTGGCACGCTACCGCCCTCTGTGACCACGGTAGAAGCAGCGGACTGGATCAGGAGGGTTTGGACGCCTGCGGTGTAGGCAATGGGGTCACCGCCTGGTCCGCCGACGAGATTTCCGCCTGCGACTCGGGCGATGTAGTTTCCGGGAGGGAACCGAAGTTGCCACATCCCCAGTAAATTGACGGTGATACCTTCTTGCACGCCGGGGCCAAGGAAGGTAAGTCCTGATCCTTTGGCGATTCGGTCATAGGTGATTCCTTGTTCACTTGCTTGGGCTAGTTTAATTGCACCATAAAGCGTGATACACGCAATGTCATTCACACCCGCGTCCACGCTGATGAGTGATGCTTGAAAGTCAAACGTGAATGGCGCAAGGTAGTAAAGCGTCATACATCACTGTTGCGGCTTGTATTGACCGAGCCGCCTGCATTAGTGATGGAAAGTGTGGTAGAGAAAGGTACGATAGGCGCCCCGCCGCTGCCGTTTCTCACGTCAACTCGCGTGTTGAAGTTGCTAGAAAAAATGAAGCTGACACTTTCCGTAGCACCCGCTGCCTGTCGATCAATGTAGGGCACGAACACATCATCCGCCGTTACAATGGCGCTGGCCAGGGCAGGGGAAAGGCCGCTGAAAGTCTTGGTGCTTGCATTGAAGGAGGAATAGGTGTAGCGCAAGCCTTTGATGCGGATGACGCCAGCCGAAGGTGTATCCGTCTTGATACTTTCCACCACGGTCAGGGTCGTGGCGCCGGATGGAGCTGCGACAGGTGTGTATTCATCCCGCAGCAGCCCGCCCGACCCGTTATCACGGGCGACCAGGACGCGGTCGCCCGAAATCAGATTGCCAATGGTGATCCCGACTAAGGTTGGCGGAACCTGCGCGGTGCCATCATGGGCGACAAGCTGGTAGCGCGTGGCCTCCGCCGGAAGAACGCCCGTGATCCACCATCCTTGCGCAAGGAAGGCTGTACCCCCCGCGAAGGTGCCGAAGGGTGCCGCGGGAATTTCGGTGTAAGCTGAGTTCAGCACCCGGTAGCGCCAGCCGGGAACGCTGTTCAGGGTGGCCGCGCTGTTTTCCCGCGTGAGGTATTGAAGATACTGGTAGGCTTCCGACAATGTGGCACCGCCGGACAGCGTGATGGTGCCTTTGTATAGCTTGCCGCCGTTGCCGTTGCCGAGGTCTTGCGTGGTATCGCCGAAGGTCACAGCGACCTTCGCGGATAGCGCCGCCGCCTGAATTTCTGTCAGCAGAATGTTGCTGTCCAGGGCGGTCGAAAGAGCGGCGTTGCTTTCGCCGCCCGCCGCAAGGTTCACGTCGAAGTGCGAATATGCTTGGCCCCACTTGCGGCTGAAAGCCGTGACGTTGCCGCTGTCAATAAGGGAGCCGCCCGTGCGGACCTTGACGAGGATTTGCACGTGACCGTTCGGCCAAAAGCTCGTAATCTTGCTGCCACTCTGAACAACATAGATCGGGCTGCCAGCCACAATACCGCCGATCGTCTTAAGGCCCGAGTATTGGACTGAAGCGCCGGCCTGCTTGATTGACCCGAAATTTACGAACCGCGCTGCCGTGTCGTCCAGGTTGAACGCCACCGATCCATCTGTGAGCAGGTTCAGGCGCGAGGCAACGGCTACATCCCGGGGGCCATCGAGCTTGCTCGGGTTTGGCGCCAGAATGTCCAGCAGGTCATTGCCCGCTGCCGCCGCGTCATCCGCCAGGTCTTGTAACCATTGGTGCAGAGCAAGGACGGTGTAGACCTCTGTGCTGGGGTCCGCTTGGCGGCGGATGTCGCCGGTTGCAGAGATAGTGAAGTCGGTTGCAATAGGCACTTGGAATCCTCCTGTTAATCGGTTTTTTGAAGCGCGACGATGTTTGTCGGCGTCGCAGGTGAAATGGTGACTTGCGTCACCCACGGCTCGTAAGTCGGAGTGCCGCTCGCGTTTCGCGCTTCTACCCGCACCGCGCCTGCATATTGGAAGTCAAAGGCTAGGCTTGTGCCCGCCCCGCAGGACGCCTGCTGCAGCAGCGCGCCGGTATCCACCCGGCTGACCTTGACCCGCGATTGAGGGGCGAGGTTGCTTATGTTCATCAGCGCACCCGGCAACGGATGCGGTATCTGCTGATCTGTCGCATTGGTCTGAATGCCAATACTAAACGCGGTCAGCAGCGTGGTCGCAGCCGCTACGGTCGGGTAGGTGCGAACCTGAAGCAGATACCCATTCGCCGCCGTCACTGCCACGTTGACCGGGGAGAAGGTGACAAACTCGTTCGTCGCGAGGTTGGCCGTGAAGTTGGCCGAGCAGGTGATGACATCACCCGAGACATTGGTGACGGTCGCATTGGCTGGCAGTTTGAATAGGCTTGTCTGAACAAAGTCCCCCGCCTGGGGCTGGCGCGTCAGGGCAGTGCGATCCGCCGTGTTGACCGTGACAGTGTTGCCGCCTAACACACCGCCGCTCGCCCGGCGCACGGTATTCGCAAGGAACGCCCAGGACGCGCCGTAGCCCGATCCCGTATCAATCTTGTATTCAAAGATCAGGTTTTGAACGTCTGTCCCCGAAAGCGCGCAGCCGCCCGCGAAGGCGGTGTGCCCATACATTTTGAGCGGCGTGGTCCAGCTCACCATATCAGTCAGGCGCGAGATAATCACTGAACCAGCGCCGTTGAAGCCAGAACCTGTGCCGAGCGTGTACGAGCATTGAACGCTAGTTGTGGATGACGGCTCGTTGGCCATGATCGTGATGCGGCCAGTAGTGGTCGAATTGTACGCATCGTCCCAGTGAGCTCCCAAGATAGAAATCGAGGGAGTTCTTTGATTTGTCCACCTTCCACCTCGCGAAATCAAATTTCCCACTGCAAGAGTTTGTGGGGTTGCTCCATCGCCCCAAACATCAAAAAGATTCAGAATCGGCGCCGACACAGTCGTACTGACTGGGCCGAGTCTCAAATTATCAACATAGCATCTACGTACTTCGGCCACCGTACCAGCGGCCCCCTGAGCATAAATATAACCGCATGGGTTTACTGTTCCAGCATTCAACGGTGCTTGAAGTGTTCCGATGTTTGTTACTTTAAGATTAGAAGTAAAACCGATAGATGTCGTTACGTATTGAGTAAATGGATGGTTGTTTGCAATACTGTCAATATGTGTGATTCCATCAATAACAATCATGGTTCCTACCACGTTGAAGGCTTGCGAGGCAATCGCTGGCGTCGTTCCAATCATGTTATCGCAATACTTTGTGTTTCTGATTGAAAAGTTTTGTACGTTAAATTGACCGCCACCGCCGATGAAAGTGCAATCAACGTATTCACCCCCAGCGCTAACCACGTTAACGACGGGCCCGGCTGCTGCTACTCTGGCCGCCTTGCCTTGATTATGTCCAATAGATTCAAAACTGCATCGGTAAACGTTGATATTTGACGATGTGAAGACCTGATGTACAACTTGTCCTGCGCCACGAGAAACAATTCGACTATCATACATATAGCCGTTCGCGGAATTCACTATATTGTATGCCCCACCTGAAAGTCTGCAGTACAGAGTAGGCGCAATACAACAGTTTCGTAGTTCCGAGTTAAAATTCACTACTGATTGCGATACACTAATTGCAGAATTCTGCATTCTGTAAAAGGTTGGCGTAACATTGTTTGTTACCCAATTGCATGATATTTTATCAAAATCTACAACCGCGGTTTCAATTCTGAAAATATATCTTAGAGAACTTTGATACGCCAAAAATTGAGCGGTGTAGTCGCCAGCCGTTGACGTTCCAAGAATGATGTTTGGTATTCGTATCGCACAACCAGTCGGTGGCTTGAATCCTGCATTGTTTGTGCCACGTTTTGCAAAAGTAATTGTCCCAGCAAAAGGGTCTGAATAAAAGAATTTGCCGCGTACATCAGTTGCAATAAAGGCGTGTGTTGCTTGATTTACTGTTGAAAACCCAAGGTAAATTCCTTGCGCTGTGTTGCCTAAGTATGTTGGAAGTCCAGTCGTATAAGTAGGCGTTGCAGAATCAGCAATCGCCACAAAGCTTGTAAGATTTCCAGTTGAATGAGTTAAGGTAACATTGACCCGATACCAGCCGTTGCCTAGTGAAGTAATTGAAGACGAAACGCCCGTAGGACTTCCAACGCTTGGATTTGCGATAATAGTGCCAGCCACAAGGTCAACTAGAGCCCCGTAGCGATCAGTACCCCCGTTAGTAGAAATTTGAACTACGCACCATTGGCGAGTTTCTTGTTTTACAATCGCTGAATGAGTGTATGAATCAGTGTCCATTTGTGCAGCTTGTAAGTTTATACCAGTGACAAGGTGATTTCCCGAAACCGCTGTTTCCCTTAGTCGGTCTGCCGCTGGATTATTTGCTGGCCCTGCAATAAAATTTCTTGTGAAAGTTGCGTTTGTTAAAGTCCAAGAATCGCTGTTTGGATATGTTCCATCCCATGCATCACCAGCATTAGCCCACCACTCATAAACGCCTGACCCTGCCGAAGTTTCAATTTGGACCGCAGGGAACTCGTCCCTAACCGGCATTTGAATTGTCTGATTGTCGGCTCCATTCGTCGAACCTAAAGCATACCAGTCGCCTGTGATCGGAACTGATGCTAGTCGAGGCATAGCCAAATTCGACCCAGAATTCCCCACTAAATGAATCCAGCTTCTTTTCCCTGCGTTTGACGCTGTGACCGTGGCCCCGCCCGGCAGGGTGATCGTCTCCCCTGTTTGGAAGTTCCCAGTCTTGGACCGCAGCTTAATGAAGCCCGTCGCAGGCATGGCGGCGGCGGCTGTGGCCGGGATGAAAGACCCGCTCGCCCACACCAGGGTAAGCTCGCCCGTCGCACCACTGGTGCCGCCTGTAACGGCATTTGAGCCCAAAGCAGCCTGCGTAGGCACGTTCCCGGTCGATGCGCTGAAAGGCACCTCCCAGACCTTCGTGCCGTCGATGGCGACAACCCCGCCCAGCGTCGATGAAACCGAGATGCTCCCGAAGACCGCCGCCTGCTGATTCCAACGCGTGTCCGCGTTGATCGTCAGCGAGCCGCCGCTGATCGTGATGGACTCGCCGTCCAACAGCCCGCTGATTGCGGCGGAGTCGTAGTTGACTGCGGTCGTGACGGTCTGGTTTGCCAAGGCGTTTCCCTGTTGGTGCCCGCGTTGATCACTGCCTCAGCTTTCCGCCCATGCCTCATTTTCAGCGGTGGATGGGTCGTCAGCCGCGAACCGCCCGCCCGCTACCCGCGCTCTCCTGCGCCTTGGGGTGGGGCACGCCACCGCTTCTTCTGTGGCCTGCTCAGCAGTCTCCTGAACGGGCTCCTGGGGCTCGGGCTCAGCCGCTGCTGGCTGCGATTGCTCCAGGTTCATGCCGTAGCCGATCGGGAAGTTCATGGGCCTCCATAGTGAAAAAGGCCCCGAAGGGCCCTAGGTGAACACAAACCGCCTAGCGGCTCACTGCGCAGGAACCAGCGCCACTGTGTTGGTGCCAACCGGGGCAGCGGCGCCGTTGGTCACGGTCCCAGTCGCGGAGGCGCTGGTGATGTTGCTCTGGATCGAGGCGTAGCTAAAGGTGGTGGAGGTTACCGCCGTGATGGCGAAGGTGCCGTTCACCAGCGGGTTAGAGCAACCCACCGTGACAACCTCACCAACCAGCATGGTGTGAGCAGCCGACAGGGTGATGGTCGCCACGTTGGTGGTAAGCGCCACGTTGCTGATGGCCAGCGTGCCGGTGCCAGGGCGAACCCGAACCGCAGCTACCCGCACATCACCGGTAACCGAACCGGCAACCTTCACGGCTTCGCGGATCTCCTTGCCGGTCACTCCCGTCTCGTTGATCGCGCCAGGGCTGGCGGTGATCACGGCGATGTTCGCGTAGGCGGAAGCGGAGCTAAGGGCAGCACCCTCGGCAACGTGAGCAGCCTGCAGGATGTAACCGCCAGCGGAGTTGCTGGAGCCACCGGCAGCAATCAGCTTCCAGTCATTCTGTGCAGCTAGGTTGGTGTTAAGCAACCGGGCGGCGCCAGTGCGGGTTTCAGCTTGGCGGCCACGGGCACCTGCAAGCACGTTACCGAGAAGGACGGTTGCTGCGTCCAGTTGATAGGCCCTCCGGGGGGCTAGACCTGTTGCGCGTGCCATGGATCAGTACCTCAGGGAATCAGGGAATTGATGAAAAAGCAATGATCAGGCGGTCATTGCAGCATCGGTGATGCCGTAAGCACGGGCAGCGGATCTGCCGTTCATGATTGCAATACCGACCGACCAATCAATGCGGGTACGATCGACTGGTGAATCGGGGACTTCCCCGAACGACTTGATGTCAATCCCGTAGCCGCCGGCTGAATCAGGGCCCTGCATACCGGTTACCTGCTGATCGCCATAGGCGACGCAGTAAACACTGGTGGTGCTACCGGCTTCCGTAAAGCCTTGAATC